TCTTGCCATCGGTTATCAAGCGATGAAAGTTCACACGACTGGTGCAAGGAACATCGCTATCGGTGTTGAAGCTATGGATGATACAAATGCTGGTTCAACCTCTTTGGCTTCTGAAGACAATACATTTATAGGGTATCGAGCAGGTAGTGGAACTTGGACTGATGTTGCTAGTAATGGTAATGTTGGTATTGGTAACTACACTATGGACTCTAATTTAGCTGGAGCATTAGGTAATGTCAGTTTAGGACATTATTCTTTAAGTGAGTTAACAACTGGTGATTATAACATCGGAATTGGCTCAAATGCGGGATTATCAATCACAACAGGTGAAAAAAATATAGCTATAGGTCGTCTTGCTGGCGACACAATGACAACAACATCAAATACCGTAATAATTGGTTTTGAAGCTGGTCAAGCAATAAATGCAACAGGTGCAAACGGAACAGTTGCTATCGGATATCAAGCAGGTGCTGCGATTACTTCAGCTGGTAGCAATACTGCATTAGGATATCAGGCCGGAACGGCATTAACAGGAGCAGCAAATACATATATAGGCTCAGGTGCTGGTTTAGCAGCAGTAGCAGCTGAAGGCAATGTCGTTATAGGAGCTAACGCTGGTGCGTCAATGGGAGATATTGATGCAAATGTTCTTATCGGAAGAGAAGCCGGACAATATTTAAAACATACCGATACTAGTAAAAATGTAGCTATTGGTAAACAAGCATTAAGAGGAGCAAATGCATCTAGCACTGCTCCAATAAATTCAGTAGCAGTAGGTTTTCAGGCATTAACAGCTGTTACTACTGGAGTATCAAATACTGGATTAGGTGCAAATGCCGGTAGTGCGATTACATCTGCTAATAATAATGTTTTGGTTGGATATGGAGCGGGTAACGATTTAACAACAGGTGCTTCTAATATTGCAGTTGGTACACAGGCATTATCAGGTCCTACGACTGCTTTAAACAATGTCGCTATTGGTGATGGTGCTATGTCTGATATTGCAGATGGTGTTGCTATTAGTGATGTTGTTGCAATTGGAAGACAAGCAATGAAAAGTAGTGTTGTTACTGCTGGTGCTAATTATTCAATTGCAGTAGGTTATCAAGCCGCTATAAATAACATCGGTGGTTTAAATACAATTGCAATTGGTTATAGAGTTATGGGTGGAAATACAGGTGGTGGGCCAACTGGTGATAATAATATAGCTATTGGAAATTTTGCAGGATATTCTTTAGGAAGCGGTAATGATAATGTTTATGTAGGGAATCAGGCAGGTGAGTCTGCTGCTGTCGGAGTAAGAAACGTTGGAATAGGACAGAAAGCATTAAATCGAAATAATAGTGGAAGTTATAATGTTGCAGTTGGGTATCAGTCAAGTCATCGTGCAACTGGAAGTAATAATACTACTGTAGGTGCTTACACTAATGGTGGTGCTAATACTGGAGCGTCAAATGTAGGTAGCGCAAATTCCATATTTGGAAGTAATGCCCTATGGAAAAATGTATCTGGTAGTAATAATGTTTCAATTGGACATTATTCATTAAGTGAATTAACAACAGGTGTTGAAAATACCGCATTAGGAACTCAAGCAGGTGATACTATCACAACCGGTGACCATAATACATATATTGGTCATATGGCTGATGCTTCAGCAGCTGATGTAGATCATGAAATAGTAGTTGCGGCTACAGATAGTCCATTAGTAGGTGGTGGAACAGAAACAATTAGGATAGGTATTTCAAGCGATTATATTGTAAACGATTTTGGAGAAAATGCAAATTGGGCTCACTCCTCTGATAGAAGAATTAAGAAAGATATTGAGGATAACGAGTTAGGTCTTAAATTTGTTCTTAAACTAAAAACAAGAAACTTTAAGAAAAAAGCACCAAGTGAATATCCAAGTGAATTTGACCAACATAATCCAGATACTGTAGAAAGAAAGAATCCTAATCGTAAACATTATGGTTTTGTAGCTCAAGAAGTAAAGGAAGCTATGGATTCAGTAGGTCATTCAGAGTTTCCAATATGGCAAGAACAGGATGATGGTATGCAATTATTGGCTGAAACAGAATTAGTAACACCATTGGTAAAAGCAGTTCAAGAACTAACAGAGATGGTAAAAGCTCAACAAAAAGAGATAGAAGAGTTAAAAAAGAAATAAAAAATCGTATTTCATATACTTATATGATATATATTAATGTTAACAATAAATTAAGGAGTTATTAAAATGGCTGAAGAAATTAAATTTACAGACGAAGAGCTAAAGTCTCTTAGTGAATTAAGTCAAGGTTATCAAAACATTCAAAGCGCTTTTGGACAAATGAGAGTTCAGAAGATTTTGCTTGAACAACAAAAAGATGGTCTTGAAGAAGCAGAAGTGAAAATGGAAGCTGATTACGCTGAAAATCAACAAAAAGAACGTGATTTAGTGAAAGAACTAAATGATAAGTATGGTCCAGGTCAATTAGACCCTGCATCAGGCGTATTTACACCAACACCACAAGTAGAAGTTGATGAAAACGAAGGATCTACTGAAGAATCTTAAAAAAGTCCTTAATCGGTTGTATTTTGAGAATTTCTTTTATATTTATATATAAGAATTTCTATATTAATTTTTAAAACCCTTTAAAGGAGAAAACACATGGCAGAGAGAATAGTCAGTCCAGGTGTATTTACTCGTGAGAAAGATTTATCCTTTCTTCCACAAGGAATATCTGAAATAGGCGCAGCAATTGTAGGACCAACTAAAAAAGGTCCTTCTTTTGTTCCAACTATAGTAAGAAACTTTGCGGAATTTGAAAGTATTTTTGGTTCTTATGACACGAGTTATTACACACCTTACGCTGTACAAGAATATTTGCGTTCCGCTGGAACTGTAACAATAGTAAAAGTAGGATATCTTGGTGGATATAAAGTTGCTGGATTTAATATCTTAGCAAGTGGTTCATCAGCGGTATATGGTGAGGATGGTAAAGTTGTAGTTGCATCGATTATGCCTACAGTAGAAAATAATGAAGGTGGGAGTGGATTAAGTGGTTCTCTTGGTGGTAATAATAATTTAGGTTCGTTTACCTTAAACATACATGGAAACTCTGTTAATACTCTAACAGGATTAACTTTCGTAGAAAAAGGTGCTGCCGGTGGTGGTTTAGATGCCGCTGATTCTGCTTATATTGGAAAAGCAATACCATCAGATCCACAAGCTAGATTGATTGGTTCAACTGCAGCTTCTGGATATTTATTCAAAACCTTTAGAAGTAGTATTAGTGCTTCATTTTCTGCAGGCGATTTAATGATTTCAAGTTCATCAGCTTTAAGTACTGAAATCGTATCACAATCCTTTTCAGAGGGCGTGGAGACAGTAGATACTTCAGACGGAAATTACATTGTAAGTAATACAGGTAATAAAGACGCTGCTGCTGCTAGAACACCTTTCGTACAATCACAATCTCCTGTAACAAATCTATTTAGGGTTTATACAAGAGCTGATGGTGATGATACTAATGGTCATTATGTAATAATCAGAGATGTTAAGAGACCACAAAACTCTAACTCAAGTCCTGATTATGCTCAGTTTACTTTAGCTCTATACGAGGTTGGTAATCCATCTGCTATAGAAAGCTATAATGGTCTAAATATGGATCCAGATTCTTCTAATTACATAGCTAGAGTAATTGGTGACCAGTTTTATACTGTTTCGGATGATGGTGAAGTTACTACATATGGTGATTATCCAAACTTATCTAGAATTATTAGGGTTGGTGATTACAAAGAGGATACTTTTAGAGGTAATAAAAACCTACAACCTATGGGATACGCTTCTGTGAACAATCCTATTGTTTCTGGTACATCAACTTTCGTTCCAAGTTCCTCATTTAGTAGGTCACAGACATACGATGGTGTAAACAATAACAATTCTACATATTTACCAAGTCTACCTTACGGATTTAAGATAGATGCGGGATATCGGGAAACAGAAGTTGCTACAAACAAAGAATATCTATCGGCTGTTCCTTTTCCATTAGCTACTGGTAATAATGCTGCTTTTAATTTAGAAAGTATGCTTGGATATGGAAAAGTTGGAGATTTAGAATTTAGCAAATATACTAATTTTGCTATAGAAACTCAGGGATTGAATATATCTTCATCTGTGGCTCAGCTCAATTTTGCTGTACCATTTCAGTTTGGTTTTGATGGTGTAAATCCTGCTAAACCAAAGAAAACAGGTACTTCAATGAGTTCTACTAACACAAGCGGATTTGATTGTTCAACTTCTACTGCTAGTGGTTCGACTGCTTACAAAAGAGCACTTAATGCTATCGGTAATCCTGATGAATATGATATCAATATGTTGGTAACTCCTGGTATTGTTCATAAACATCATTCAGTTGTTTCAAATCACGCTATAGATAAAGTTGAAAGTAGAGCTGATGCATTTTATGTACTGGATGGTAATGATATAGATGATAATGTTGCTACTGCTGTAAACAATGTTGCTACTTTAGATACCAACTTTGTAGCTACATATTATCCTTGGGTTAAGATGGATAATCCTGCTGGAAATGGACAAATTTACGTTCCACCTTCAGTAGTGATTGCTGGTGTGATATCCTTTACAGATAGTGTGGCACATGAGTGGTTTGCTCCTGCTGGGTTGAACAGAGGTGGATTGGATAATGTTAGAATGACTAAGAAGAAACTTACTCATACTGATAGAGATACGCTTTATGAAGGTAGAGTTAATCCGATTGCTTCATTTCCTGGTCAAGGAGTTGTGGTATTTGGACAAAAAACGCTACAATCTAAACCATCTGCTTTAGATAGAATCAACGTAAGAAGACTATTAATCAGATTGAAGAAGTTTATCGCTTCATCAAGCAGATTCTTAGTATTTGAACAAAATGATTCATCTACAAGAGCTAGATTCTTAAATATCGTGAATCCGTTCTTAGAATCAGTTCAGGCCAATAGTGGTTTGAGTGCATTCAAAGTTGTTATGGATGATTCCAACAATACACCTGATGTCATTGACAGAAATCAGTTGGTTGGACAAATCTTTATACAACCTACTAGAACAGCTGAATTTATTGTTTTGGACTTCTCAGTATTGCCAACAGGCGCTGCGTTTCCAGAGTAATCGATAAAGTCACATATAAAGTACAAAAGCCCCACTTGTTTAGTGGGGTTTTTTGTTTTGTTGATATTTATATATGATGAAAAGAAGTTAGGCCGTTAAGATTAGTAGTTCATCAATGTCTTAACATAAGAAAGGTTTAACAACAATTAACAACAAACTAATTTGAGTAGGACTTAAATTAAATTAGGAGAAACATAATGGGAACAAGAAGTTCTTTAGCCAAACTCAGTAGAGAAATCTATCCAGGTTTGGAAGCAATCGATCAGAATATAGTATCATTGGATGATGCAAATGTATTTACTGCAAGACCAGATTTTTCAGCTGGAATATTATCCGGTGATGCATCAATATTAGCAGCAGGAACAGGTCATGTATTAACAGGAGCTGATGCGGGTAAGACTGTAGTATTTAATGCAGCAGCCGCAACTTTAGTTAAACTACCAGCACCAGAATTAGGTATGGTATTTAACTTTGTGACGGCAGTAACTGCTACAGCAGACCATGTAATTCAAGCAGCTACAAATGATCATGGATTCTTAGGTGGTGTGTTATTTACAAACACTACTGCAGATGAAACTAATGCATTTTCAGCAGCCGTAGATGGTAATAATGATTTCATTACTATGAATGGAACTACTACTGGTGGTCATGCAGGTTCTCATTGGAGAATTGTTGCAGTATTAGATGCTTCAGCAGCTAAATGTTGGGTAGCCGCAGGTACTACTATAGGTTCAGGCGCAGCAATAACACCATTTGGTGATGCACAAATATAATAACTAACACTTATTAAATAACAATACTAAAGGGGAGTATAACACTCCCCTTTCTTATATCTTATAAAACTATAAAAAAACTATGAAATAATAAGGTGATAATCCGTATCGATTTTTCAGTTTGTTTATATTTATATATGAAAGAATTAAACACTAAATAGGAGAACTGAAATGGCAGACTTAATCGATCCTTCAGAAATTATGTTTACACCGTTTGAACCGAAAGTTAAAAATCGGTTTATTATGTACATAGAAGGAATACCTGCATACCTTATTAAATCAGCCGCAAGACCATCAATTACATTTGAAGAAATTGTTTTAGATCATATAAATACAAAAAGATATGTAAAAGGAAAAGGAGCTTGGGATACATTAGAAGTTACTCTATATGACCCAATCGTTCCATCTGGCGCACAAGCAGTTATGGAATGGGTTCGTTTACACAAAGAGTCTGTAACAGGAAGAGATGGATATTCAGACTTCTATAAAAAAGATATTACATTTAATGTATTAGGACCAGTAGGCGATAAGGTTGAAGAATGGACACTTAAAGGTGCTATGATTCAATCAGCTAACTTTGGTGAAATGAGTTGGGAATCTAATGAGCCTAATGACATTACATTAACACTAAGATACGATTACGCTATCTTACAATTCTAAGAGGAAAATATGGGTTTTTTAACAGAAATGCTTTCTAGTGATGCAAAAATTTCTTCAAAAAGAACAGTCGGTTTCGCAGCTTTCATTATGTTGATGGCAAGTTGGGGAGCTGACACATTCTCAGGTTTTGAAGTCAAAGATAAAATATTAGAATGTTTTATGTACATCTCAGTCGTAGGGCTGGGTGTTACCGCCGCCGAAAAGTTCGGTAAAAAATAGTTATAGTTCAAAAACAATCATAGGAGTCAATTATGGCAGAAGTCAAGTTCCCTACAGAAGTAGTGGATTTGCCGTCACAGGGATTATTATATCCAAAGGATAGCCCGCTATCTAATGGTACAATAGAAATCAAGTATATGACGGCAAGAGAAGAGGATATCCTCACATCAGCTAACCTTATAAAAAAAGGTATAGTTGTTGAGAAGTTACTAGAAGCACTTATAATAGATAAAACAATAAAAGTAGATGATTTACTGATTGGTGATAAGAATGCAGTTCTTATAGCATCTAGAGTGTTAGCATACGGTAAAGAATATAATGTAGAGTATGATGGTCAACAGATAGTGGTAGATTTAACTCAATTAAAGGACAAAAAATTAGATGAGAATATAGTATCTGAAGGAGTCAATGAGTTTGAGTTTGATTTGCCCGCTACTAAAAGAAAGTTAACATTCAAACTACTCACATCGGGTGATGAGAAAGAAATTGATAAAGAAGTAAAGGGATACGAAAAGGTTGGTGATGGTATTGGTTACGAACTTACTACTAGATTAAAACATATGATAGTTTCTATAGATGGCGACACCAAAAGAGCCAGTATTAATTCATTCGTAGATAACGAGTTTTTGTCAAGAGATTCGATTGCTTTCAGAACACATACAAATAGTATTATGCCAGATGTAGATATGACATCGACTTTCACAGATGTTGATGGAAATGAAAAGGAGTTTACGGTCCCGATGACCGTTACGTTTCTTTGGCCTTCCGTTGGAATATAAAATACAGATACACGAACAACTATTTCAAATAAGTTTTAATTCACAGGGAATGTTCTCTTTCTCTGAATTATACAACATGCCTATATATCTTCGTAAATTCTATTTTAAAAGATTACAAACACATTTTAAAGAACAAAACGAAGAGATGAAGAAAGCTCAACAGAAAAACAAAACTTCACATCCTTCGTTCAAAAAGTAAGAACTTTGATATTTATTATTGAATAATTCCACACAAAAATAATCTTATGGAGAGTAGTAATGGCTAGTAAAGAAGGTATGTTTTTTAATTTTTTTGAAAAATGGAAAAAAAATCGTCTTAATTCGTTTGCAAAAAAAATGTTGAAAGATAATCCAGAATTAGAAAAAAATATAAAAAAAATGGATAAAATTTTAGATGATACATTAGAAAAAATGAAAAAAGGTGAAGCTCCTTACTAGGAAATGTTATGGGATTACGAGATGACATAAAACTTTTAAAAGAAAAAAAGGCTTTGTTAGAAGATGAAGCTTCTAAATATAGGAGCTTTTACGAACAAAATCGTTCAAGAACAAAATCATTAATAGAATCAAATAGATTATATGCCGAATCTCTTAAAATTCAAGAAAAAATTAATCTTGCAGAAGCAGACAGAGTTAGTTTAGGTAAACAAATTAACAAACTAAGTGATATTCAAGGAACTGGTTTAGATAAAATACTCTTCATTACCAAAAGTATTGATATAGCTAGGGAAGCTCAAAAATCAGGCGACAAAGAGGCTATTAGACAAAGTAAATTGAGCCTTGATCTTAAAAAGAGAATATTAAGTGGTGAAGCAGATGATGAAACAATACTACGAGAAAAAAGTAAACTTAGTGGTAAATATTCCCTCC